ATGCTTTCTGACACTAAAATAAAATCATTAAAGCCAACTGAAAAAATGTATAGAGTGCTGGACGCTGAAAGACTATACATTGAAGTACGCCCTTCTGGAAAGAAGGTATGGAGATTGAAATACACCTTAAATGGTAAAGAAGGAACAATTAGCCTTGGTGAATACCCAGTTGTCTCTTTGGCTGAGGCTAGAAAAAAGAAAGATGAGACTAAAACCTTGCTCAAAGATGGAATTAACCCATCAGAAGATAAGAGGAATAAAAAACAAGAGAACTTAGCAGCCCATGGGAATACCTTCAAAGCAGTCGCTGAAGAGTACATCTTAGATCAAATGAAGTATAAGGGTGAGGATTACATAGCTCAGTTTAAGAGGTCTATGAATAAAGATATATACAAAGAGATAGGCCACAAACCAGTAAGAACAGTAAACTCCGCAGATGTGTTAAAGATTATAAAAAATACAATAGAACGAGTTAGGAAACTTGGGCATTACGGAACTGGTGAATCAGCTGCCAATCAAAACCGCCGATTTATAGGCCTAGTTATGAAATATGCAATCGTAACTCTTCGCGCTGATACAGACCCCACCTATGCAGTAAAAAATGCAATTGAATCACCAGAAACAGAACATGCTCGCCCACTCGAAAAAGACGAACGTGTTAAACTTATGGTTCGCCTAAGCTTATATGGCGGAACAAGAACTGTTAGCAATGCTTGCCTTGCAATGATGTATTCCATGCTGCGAGCTTCTGAAATTCGCAGAATGCAGTGGTCTTTTGTAGACTTTGAAGAAAAGATAGTTAAATTCCCTAAAGCCTCTAGACGTAGACAACAAGAACGAAGTAACAAAAAAAATCATATACACATTGTTCCTATGTCTGAACAATTATATAACCTACTTAAAGAGCAATATGATATTTGTGGTGATCAAACCTTTGTATTTTCTGCACCATTCAAGACAAATGAAATGCTGGCAAGGACCACACTTAATAGAGCTCTTGTGTTTATAGGGTTGCCAGAGGTAACTACTCATGATTTTAGGGCTACAGCTTCCACTCTACTAAATGAAAAGGGCTATAAGCCTGACTGGATCAATAAACAGCTTGCCCATGTTGAAGAAAATAAAACTAGAGCCACATATAATCATGCAAAATATTTAGAAAGCCGCAGAAAGATGCTTCAAGACTGGGCTGACATTGTTGATAGTTGGGGTGAGAAATGAGGTATTTCTACATAAAGAAAGGCAAGCAATATTTGCATATCCAGCAATCACTGTTTGAAGATTATCAGGACTATTCAGATATCAATGGGATGATTACTCAACAGTATGTATTTCTTGACTCCAAAGATGAAGCCATTAAGTTTTTAGAAAAACGAGAAGTTGATTATTTTATGGTGACACGTGGTCGAAGATTGAAAGGCGTAGATATTGTGCGGGAGTGATGCTTGCTAATGTTGCACACACTGCAAGCAAACACTGATTGAGACGTTTGTTTTAATGCTATGAGCTGTGCATCCTGAAAATAATAGACACAGCACTGTGACAAGCGAAGCAATTTTTGATCGTTGGCACATATAAGTTACTTCTTTAGAAAGAGTGCTCGTTCGGCAGCTCTGCGTCGAGTTAGGCCATTCAACACCTTCCCCTTAGCTTTATTCCATCTTGGGAATTGATCAGCAGCACCCTGATAGTCTTTAGTATTCAACTTTTTAAGAAGTGTTGATGATGTAAAGTTGCCTGACCCAATGTTGTAGACAAGACTGACAAGCGCATCAAACTGATTCTGAGATAGTGGCACTTTAACAAGGTTATTCACAGATGCTTCAAATCGTTTTAGATCGTGTGCGAAGTAAGACTTTGCTTGTTCTAATGTGCATGTGTCACCTTTCTTTACCTTCACACCATTTGGATAAACTGTTGTTCCGATGCCAATCGTCCAGACACCCACTCCGTCATCATAGGATTGGAGGCGTGTCCCCTCAAAACTTGCTATAAGATCAAGACCTACATAACTAGTTGTTTTGCTCATGTCTCACCACCTGATATATCATTCTTTGCTTTCTTGATTTCTTTGATCACTTCTACAATCGTTTTGCCTTCTTGCTTGTCAATAAAGTTGAATATCCAGCGGACTAAAGCCCAACCGGGTAACCCACACATAAAGAACAAACCACCAATAGCAAACCAACCCCATGTATCTGTGGCCCATGCATGTAAGGTGAATTTCATAATAATGAAAGACCCACCTGCAAGGCTCGATACCACTGTGCAAATCAACCCTACTGCCCACTCTTGAGGAGACCTTGGCATCCGAGTCATCATCACAACGGCTGCAACCAATGCGACCGCTAAAGTCACCATGATTGCTACCCCATAAAATTTTAAAATTGCTGCAAAACCGCCAGTTGAAACTGGTTCCATTCACTTTTCTCCAGATAATAAAAAAGCCCCGCTTGGGGCTTTGGATTTGTTGTTAAGTAATTTGTTATACGCCAACCATCTTACTTGCATGTGCCGACCAGTTCGATGCTGTTTGATATGCTGATAATGAAGCAACTGGTACTTTAATCACACAGGCAGCCTTAAGGTTTAAGAGGAAACTAGACCCTGCTGTTGGTGGCGTCGCTCTCAAACAATTAATTTCATTACAATTCGAAAATCCTTCAAATGCATTTGCGCCTATGCTTGACAATGATGTACCCAAGGTTATTTTTGTAACCAATGTACAATCCCTGAATCCATATTGCCCAATACTGGTAACACTATTAGGAATTAGTATCTCAGTTAGTTTTGACCAGTTTTGGAATGCTTGATCTGCAATAGTTGTAAGTGTTGTAGCGGGAAGGGTTAAGGATGTAGCATTTACCCATGCTCTGAATGCTGAAGAACCAATGGATGTTGCAGCTTTAATTATCAAACCAGTTGCTGTGTTTCCTAACGACTGTTGTGTTGCATTAAACGCATTGGCTGCAATACTCCCATTAATTTCAGCAGAAAGAGTTATAACTCCAATATTTGCTGGAAAGTTATTCAATGTCCCACTAAATTGAATTACACCACCACCTGTTGTATCAGAAGGAGCAAACAATTCAATTGACTTCGTAGTCCCATCCTTAGCTGCTGTTACAGTAACTTTTTGAGCTGATGTGTAGCTATTGCCACCAAATGAGATATTAAAATCACCATTTACATCAGCAGTACCTGTATAAGTTGCCATTATTCTTGCACCTCGATTGTGATTGTTGATCCTGGTACAGCTTTTCCTTTAATGCTTGTGCCATCCCAACGCATGTTTGCACCTAAACTCTCATCTACTACAGCAGTTACACTTGCCGCAGGTAATGTAGAACCAACAACTTTGTCTTTACTCACTGTTGCTGAAAGGGTCAAACTAACTGCTTCACCAAAAAAACTATGCTCAAATACTTGATAACAATCGTACCCATCTCGGATCGACCATAAACGCAATTTATGCACTTTATTCGGCTTTAAAACAGAATGGTTAATTGTGTATGTATTTGCTGTAATTCCAGAAGCTGAATGCAAAACAGTACCTTCAGAAGAAAGTTCTATTGAGTATGTGACTCCTGTTTCTTTGGTCACACTCCCATCCGTCCACCCTAGAATAGATCCACCTGTTTGCTGAAGACGATTACGATCAACCCATGTCACAACAACATCATTAGAAATGACTAAGTTCTCAATGAAATAAACATCATTAATTTTGATGTTAGCTGGTGGATATGGGCGTATAGGACGCGCATTAATTTCAAGTGGTAGTTCTGGAGCGGAAGCCAAATCTTGTATGCCACTTGGTGTGGTTGTTAAGACCTTGGCTTTGATCAACTCACTTAGAACGTACTGCTCAGAATCATAAGCATTGAAAGCATCATAGAAATAAAAAACCGCATCTTCAAAATGCGGTTTTGGATGAGTATCAAGAGCCCCTCTCTTTACAGTCAGCACCTTAGTTGTTGGGTTATAACCTTGATAAACCATCAACTCTTGATCACAGACAATTAGAGTCCCAACAGCAGCATCTCCAATAGCTGCTACATTTTTCACAGCAAAACTTGTTGTTAAGAAATTAATAGACTGGTCGAGATAACAAGTTGGACAGTAATTTACAATTGAAGCTTGCTGATAACTAGTCGCCACTTTTGTATACAACAACGCATTGATTGAGTTGTTTTGTGGTTTCTTAGAAGCAACCATCAAATACCCAAGATCTGGGTTATTCGCCAACTCAGCATCAACTTGTGTTTGTCCAAAAATCTGAACAGCTTCTAAATAAGGCATTTCAAATACCACACTTAAATTTGGCTGTGGTGGCAATACAATTGATGTGGGTGGATCAACATTGATTTTTGGAAAGGCTGTTGATGAGTATGGAATCACTTCAACCCAGTCCAAAGTTACAGTATTATCGCGCCCGTCTCCTAAGCCAATTTTCATGATTCGCACAGGAATTTCAAGCATGTTCTGATTGGGCCATGTGAGCTTTACAACATCATACTTATTGATCTTTCGCGCTTCATATTTTCCAGTTGTAAAAGTGCCTTTACGAGTTGGAGTTGATAGTTGCTTAAGTTTCCAATTCCCTACTTTTTCAGCATTTTGTCTATTCATAAAATATGGAAAATCTAATGTCTGCGCATTCGCTTCAGATGACATGATTGAACCAATTTCATCAAGAGAGAAAGAAGAATTCTTAATGTTTTGACGATCATAATAATTAACATTTACTGAGTTAATTAGATCATCTGAATTCGCAATTTCAATATTGAAAGACTTGATGTTGCTTTTGTTAAAAACAAAAGCGTTATCCAAATCAAGTAAATCATCACGAAATAAAATAACCTCATATTGACCAGTTTGCCGATTTAATCTAACCCCTGCTTCAATATGGAAACAAAGTTCATCAATTGCATCTTTACAGGTTTTTTCCGTAATAGCCCATGAAATACCAAGATACTCATCGTATATTCGTGAAGCAGCTGCCTTAAAATTCACCTCATTTATCATCGACTCTGGTTTGTTCATTGCTGTGTCGTCAGTGATGATTTCTCTGATTTTATGAATTGGATTTATATCAGTGCCAATATTAACTTCATTAATAAAAGGTTTAGGATAATAAGTTATAGTCTCAATTAATCCAATTGTGTTTGTATAACTTTTCAATTCTTCTGAAGCTTCGTGGTTTATGTGTGGATCAACTTTTATGATTGCGTTTAGGTTCTTGCCCACAAAAACAATATCATATGTATGTCTGTTTATTGCTCCACCAGTAGCTTCATAGAAAACAGAAATTATAAATGCACCTGAAAGCGAAAATTGAGGTACATAACTCGGAGCTAATGGGTAATCACTGGTTAGGAATGTGATTTTTGCTTTATGTAGTGCATAAACATCAAAATCAATATCTACTATTGCGATCATTGGTGGAAAATCTGAATCATTCCATCTTCCTTCTCCATACCATCCACCGGCATCATCTAATTTTGCTTCATTTGATTGCTTAATATGACCATCTTCAGGTTTCCAATCATCATGGCCTTCGTAGTGACTAATCTCATGGCCATCACACTGAATAGCAATTGTTGATTCAAAAATACTGATTTCATCAGCACCATCAATGTATGAACTATCAATTATTTCAGCTTTTGCGTCATACCATTGTGGTGAACAATCATTCTTAATATGAATTCTTTTTACCCAGTAAAGCACCTCTTTCATCATTCCAGACATTGAGACAAGCTGGAAACCTGTTGAGTAGTCAAAACCGCGATATACAATATGCGAGAGAAATGGGAATGAAGAAACTAGCTCACTGTCTTGCTCTGCTAAATATGGGTTTTGACGCAATCCTTCCGGTCGTCCAGTATGGATATCTATAGTGCCAACCCACCCACCTTCCCCCTTATCGCCACCAAAAAGATCAGGCCTATTTACGACAATTGAATTATCACCCTTTTCCAGCTCCTTTATTTCTGTCGGATTATTGAAAATCCATCCACGGTTATCAGGGTTAATATTGATGATGTACTCAATCGGGTTTCCAAGCACAGATTGGACACCAGCCTTATATTTATACCCAACAACTTGACTACTGCTTCCGCCCATTTTGTGCCACCTTTACTACTTGCAATGCCATTGCATCACCCGTTTGAATAAACTTTTCAGCATCTAAGCCATTTATAAGAAAGTCCTGAAAATCCCAACCTTGAGCCAAAAAAAATGCCCGCGTTCCTCGCGAGCACATATTGGCTTTACGTATGTCAGACATGTATATCTTCATTTCTTACCACCCTTGGCTTTTATTGGTGATGAGCTTTCATTTCCTTTCCAAACAATATTTCCATGTAAGTGAGGTGAACCCGCTATATCTGAAAATGAAACCCCTTCATCTGCCAATGACCCGTCAAGTTGCGAAGGTTCTGGGCGATTCTTCTTTTGCATCTTTCGCATTGTGTAGTAAGAATAAACTGCTGAAGCAACAGCTAATACAATAGCAATTATCGCAAACATGAGAACCTCACTTAATAATTTGATCGTTTACAGGGTTTGAGTTTGGAACATTTGGAAAACCTAAAAAGCGTAGATGGTTATTAAATACTGTATGGCAAGGACCTGCACGGGTTTGATCACATCCTGGTGCTAGCTTTACCACATCTCCAACCAGAAGCCCAAAGTGCTGACGCCCTAAAACCACAGTATTAGAACCAGTTGTCTCAAACGCAGTACTTCTCAAAATTGAGGTAAATATTCCATCTTGTTGCAAAACACCGCGGCTGAAATAGTTATCCGGGTAGCTTTTCATTTCCATCACAGGATTACCGTCCCCATCCAAAACAGGATCACCATTTTCATCTAGCACAGGTGTTGGGTTTACAGTGAAAGTAACTGTCAGGTTATCAATAGCAGTAATCGTCACATCAACAGACCACTCATCGATCTTCAAACCACATATACGATCATAGATTTTATTTGAACAAGTCTTCTGAAACTTACGAGTGAGAATACTTTTGTTCTGTTGAGTCTCAGCAGTAGAGCTCACAAGTGTCATTGTATTTTCGTCATCATCGAACTTTGGCTGTGTGATGCGGCCAATGTGAATGACTAATGTTTCACCTTTGTACAACTCCAGAATCGTGACTGTGACACTCTTGTAGTAAATCTTGTTGATGAATAAAGCCTGTAGATCATCACCCTCAGCATTCAATATCTGCATCGGGTATGGAAAGGTAATCTCTGTATCACACTTATCAATGTCTTCATCATCTATATTGCCACGGCTCACTACTAGCGGCAGATATGTATGCCCGTTGTGGTCAACAGCTTTAGCTGCACTTGTGAAATACCAAGTTTTATCACCATGCTTGAACTCAAATAAGTCCTTTTTAGATTTGAATAAGTTCATCATGGCGATAACTCAACTATTGGAACTGTAGCCTCCACAATGTCGGCCCCTTTAAAATAGAACTCCACTGCATCACTATTCAGGCGATACAGGCCAAGATATGAGACCCGGTCTATAACCGCTGGCGGTGACGGTGAGATGTTCATTACGATATTTTGGCCACTGGTAACCGAAGAAATAACTGTATGTGCTGTCCAAACGCCATTTGCCTTGATTGCAATGTTCTTTCGATCACTCAGAAAGTTGTCATTCTTTACTGTAATGCTTGAGCTACTACGTGATACAAAATTGAAGTTGTTTTGGTAACTCGGCATCCAGAATTGGTTTAGACGACCACGACGACGATAGAACCACTTCTTGTAATCGATGTACTCTTGGCGATTCTTCATGATTACACGAAAGTTCTTGTTGATCAGAGGATTGAACCAGTGAGTGAATTGCCAGAATTGCCCTATCTCACCATCTACAATGCTTTGGTGCTGCTCAAAGTTAATATCGAGAAAGTCACCATCTAGCAGCAATGGAGTAAAGTAAATAGCATCGCCTTTGAACTGTTGCGGATCAGCTGCAACTGGATATTCGACACTGTCCATCACTCTTAAAGCGATTGTCGGCTTGAACATTAGGCCATTGGCTTGTGATGTTGGATTGCCTGCAATGATTACTTTGCGCAATGGGATTATCTTCGCATCAGATGCGTTTACAGCCTCATTTAAGCGATAACCATCAATGTATACAGGTACATCTTCAATAACCTCATATCGCCCTATTTCAGTGACTTCTACAACCTTTAAAACTCCCGCAGCCTGAACAAGGATCAATGAGCCTACATTGATGCCTAGGTTGCTCGTGTCTGTCTCAATAAAGTCATCTGATAGATTACCTACCATTTGAAACTCTAAGGGCTGAGGCACTAAATACTCTTTACGCATCCATGAATAAAGATCATTGAACATTTCTGGCACTTCATTTCTAAATGCCATCATGGACCAGTTGAAAGACTGACGTGCTACATCAAGCAAAGGAATCCTTTCCTCACTCGATGCATCAAAACTCTGGTGAACATCAGTCTTAAACTCATAACGTTCAGTTGTTTCAAGTAATGGACATTTCGTGAGCAAGATATATTCATGCCCGTTTACTGTGACTTTCATATATTTCACCCATAAAAAAACCGACCTATCTAAGGCCGGCTTGTTAAATTAACCATTACTTATCAAAATTTAGGCTACCGATATTAAAAGCACTAACATCATCAATTAAAACAGTAATTGTAGTGCCACCTCTCAATGGTATGCGCTGACTTCCATTTATATAAGCTGCGTTTTTTAAATGTATTTGAGTTAGTGTTTCTAAATCTTCATCATCAAAGCTTTCATTTTCATCTTCCATGCTTTTTATAATTGCATCATAAAATGGCTTGATTAAAGCATTTTGGCTATGTTCATAATATTCTTTACGTGAAATGATATCCCCACTTATTAACCCTCCATTAACATGTAATGTAATCCCAATAACTTGCTCTGGAGGGTAAACATCTCCTAAATTAACATTAGCTACAATAGCTTTTAATATAAGGTGCTTCATTATTCTACCTATTAATATCATATGTTTATAAAAATTGAGAATTGAAGATAGCACAAACTATCTTCTTCCCAAAATGGTATTAATATTCGTAGCATCTCGTTTAATAATATTTAGGATTTGCTTTGTTCCTGTTGGTGTTGCTAGGTAATCACCAACAATTGAAAGGTCCATAATATTATTAATTTGGATTGACTGAAGAAGCTCTGAAGTATTAGCCGCCTGCTCATTCGCGGTCTGGCGGTCTGAGAGATATCCACTAATTGCTTGGTTATTTGCCATATCCAAAACATTAGTGTCTACAACACCACCATCAGCAAAGCCTTTACCTGTACGCATTGCCTCAACATTTCCAACGCCGCCCCAACGAGCTACATCAGCTTGGGAGAATACAACCTCTCCCTTATGAACGATGCCTGCTGGATCGTACTTACCGCCAGCACCAGTGTAGCCACCGTTAGCGAATCCTTGAGGTGTGAATGCTTGCAATGTCGCTTGCAAGGCACCAGTTTCAACAGTAGCCATAGCAACAGCTGGCAAGTTTGCTGGGAATGGTGCAGAAGCCCAAGCTGCCGAAATAGCCGTAATACTGTTCATCAAAACACTTGCCAAATTTGCACTTTTTTGAATTGCAACCATTGCAATATAAGCATCTGAGCTTTCCTCTGCATAACCTTTAATCAAGTCCCCCATTGATCCAAAAACAGAACTCATAGCTGATAAATTGCTAGAGTAAAGTTGGGTATTTAACTCAATCTCCTTTTGATTGTAGTCTGTAGTTAATTCGGATTTGGCTTTAAGATACTGCTGATAAATGGATAGTCGAGCATCATATTTTTCCTGATCCGCTAGTAGCTCATTATCATTAATTGCAGATAAACCTGAGTTAAGGCTGTCCCCGAGTTGAGAATAGCCATCTTGCTGTTGAGCATTCAGATTAAAACGTGACAAGGCTATTGGACTTAAAGTTGTTTGAGCTAATGCTGCAACCTGCTGCCCAACAATATTTCCACTAGCAGTGTTAATCCCATTGAAAGCATCTTCTCGTTTCTTTTGTTGAGCTTGCTTGAAAGCTTCAACATCTTTGTCATATGCTTCTTTTGCCTTGCTTAAATAAAGTTTTTCATTCACTGGATCCTTAGCATAGGCCGTGGATATTTTTTTCTTTTCTTCCTCGTATTTTAGCTTAAGCTTCAATTCCTCGTCAGCGTATTGCATGACTATGGATTGTTGAGCCTTTTCAAGCTGTTCCTGTTCTCGTTTAGCTTGTTCGGCAGAATGATCAGTTTTAGCCTTTGGTGTTTTGGTGACTTTAGGAGCTTTAACGGTAGGATTTAGCGCTTTATTCTGCGCAATTCCTGTGGTAACCCCTTTACCTAAAACCTTGTTGTAATCAAGCTGGGCTTTTTTGTTGTCGATAATGGATCGCGTTAGTCGGTCATGATCACCAGTCTGATTTTGAATAGTTTTAGAGATGCCGCCATAAGCTTGCTTTGTATTTTCCCAAACTCTTTTTGCAGTATTTTCAATAATTAGACTATTATTCTGGAATCCATCAACTAATGCTTTGCCTTTTCCTAATAGAGTTGGTGCATTCCAGAAATTTATAGCTGTTTGCCCCAAATTCCCAATTGCATCTAATGCCCCACCAATGATCTGAACTAAAGATTTTACGCCAGACGCAAGACCAATTACTAGAACTGCTGTTCCCTTGGCCGCATAACCTACCGCATCAACCACACTAGCAAATTGACCACCCTTTCCAGACCCATCTAAAAAGTAGCCAATTACACTGCTCAATGCCGGCATAACTGCCTGAGCTAATTGATTCTTTAACGCTGTAAATTGGAGCTGAACTGACTCTGTCTGTGCTGCAAGCTCGATGGACTTTTCGATTGCCTCCTGCCCTGTAATAATTCCAGCTTCTTCCATTGCTTCTTGATAGTTTTTCCATAACTTCCCGCCATTTGCTAATAGTGGGGCAAGTACAGTTAAATCAGAACCCATACTTTCAAGATAGAAGGACATTTGCTGCTGATTAACACCTGCCTCTTCAAGCTTATCAACATAGGTTTGTAGTGCTGTAACTCCATCCATTTTAGACATTTCTACAGCAAGTTTTTTTGCACCATCAGCTCCTTTTTCTGTCTTAACTGCTATTTGTTCAAAGAAGTCTTTTGCGCCTCCCGAGCCAACAGATGCGAACTCACCAATTTTTTCGTTAAAATCTTTAAGCTGATCAGAAAGTTTTTCTTGGGTAATCCCAAAACTAGAAGCAGCACCAGACAATCCTTGAAAGGTTTGTATTGATGTATTGGATACCGCAGCAAAATTTGCCAACTCAAGATTGCTTTTTGCCAACTGAATAGCCATTGCTGAAAGCCCACCAATAGCAACTACAGTTCCGCCTATTGCCATGCCTGCAAGAGCAGAAGTTGCGAGCAAAACCCCTCCACGCATGGCGCTTAGTTTTGTTGATACAGTGTCGATTACTGAGCCTAGCTGAGTTCCGCCAATCATTTGCTGAATCTGATCATTAAAACCCTTAAAGGCGTTAGACATATTTTGAGCAGACTGCTTTGCTTTTCTTTCAGCAGCACTCATCCCTTGCTCAAATGACCCAAGCTTTACCAAAAGGTCTAATGTTAATCTTCCGAGTGAATTTGTGGCCATGTGAACTCCGAAATTTGGGCAATAAAAAACCCCGGCTAGCGGGGTTTTGATAATCAAGATAATCTAAATGGGTTTATAATTTTCAACGTTGAATACAAACTGCACGTCGCCATGCTGATAAAATTTAGGTGCTATAATTAATTTCTTAGAAGTTTTGATTTTCTCCACGATCTTACTCTCAGTCGAATCTAGCTTAACAAATAAAACATCTGCCGCATGACTATCTGGCTCAACCATGGTGATATTCATAATATTGCCATCATCAAACTTGAATGCAACATCGCACCCATCAACTATCCCACAAACGAATTGCCCTTTATCAATAGTTATATAAACATCAAGTCCTTGGTGATTTTTGCGAACCCCTAACAAAAGCTTAGAACTATTCCCGTAGGGAAAACCAAAATTTGCACTATTTAAACTCTCCGCTACAGCTAGTTTGGTTGTAGTGCTGTGAAGTTCATCCTTGGATTCGTGATAAAACCAATTACTCTTACTTGTATTATTTTCATTCTGGGTTGGTTGCGCCTCAATTTTAGGATCATCTTCTATCTTATTGTTTTTGCTATTCATACCACCAATAACACTTACCAATATACTAATACCAAAAAGCCAGAGTAATATTTTGAGAACTATACTCATCTTCTTCTTTTGTTTTGCACCGCATTTAGGACAAGCCTCGGCTTTATCACTAACTGGATTTCCACATTCTTTGCATGGTCTAATAGCCATAAAAAACCCCATTAAATTGATTTAATGAGGTTAGCTTAAAAGTTTCTTAAAATAAAGGTTTAAGACATTAGCTAAGTCAACTGAATATATTTTTTAAATTTATTCCGTAAACAGCATTCCACGCATCCTTATGGTAGATTTTTACAGTGCCATAATTCGCATCAGCAATATCTTTAATCTTCTTGCCATGTTCCACACACCATTTTTTAAGCTCTCGCCAGTTAAACTTACGACCTGTCTTACTCTCAACCGCTTTAACAGATGCGTAATTTTTCGATTCACCTAACTGTTCTTTGAGTTTTTCAGCTTGACGACTTTTTACTGATGCTGTTGCCATTGCAGTAGCAGTTTTCTTGTCACTTATATGGGCTTTAGTTTCGATTGCATGGTCACGTTCTTTACAAGCAAGACGTTTAGCCTCGACTTGATCAGCCCATGCACGAGCGGCTTCTACTGGATCAGAGAAGTTAGGCATTGCTATAATTTTACTTGAAATCTGCTCTTCAAGTTCTTGCCAACGGTCTACCAAACGAGCTGTAAACTCTGGGCAAAGTTGAGCAACTACAATAATGCTGTCACGTTTACCTTGTTCGCCTGTGAATACATATACCTTTGGGACAATTCCATTTGCAGATTTAATCCCATCCTCAATTTGAGGTTGGACAATTACACCAGTATTTACAAGGCTTTCAATAGTACGTTTAACATTGTCATGGCGTTTTTCTACAAGTTCTGATATTTCCAAACTTGTCATGGTTTGAATATTTGTGTTAACAATCGCATTCATGACATTAATCCCCCATTACCTTTGAGAATTTTATTTTTATTACTTGCCTCCAAAATAGATTCTGCAAAACCCTGCATATTGCTTAATGCTAAAACTTGATCACTAAGCGACTGAATTAACCATCCAACATCATTAAATGTTTCCAATGGTATTTCTTCGTTAGCATTTGCAAGCAGCACACCTATGGCACTCAACCCCTTTAAAACTGGTTGATTTGCATTTTCTACTGCACGCCCTGCTGATTTCAAAAAATCCTCTTCTTCTTTTGATACTTCGCCACCATAGCAACCAACCTTTGCAAGTAGGTCGAGAGGAATGGTTGGCAAGAGGTCTGTAATATCTAACACCTTGTCTTTATTAAATTGAAATGGTATATTCATATTGTACATATCTCTCTGTTATGACTTCAATAAAGCCCTCTGCCTGCAAGTGTTGGGCTTTTTTGTTGTCTGTTGATTTCATGCTTTCGCACTCTTTTGGTCTAACAATAATTCGACTGCCTTATTCATTAAATAATTCATCGAACGCTCTTCTTTTTTCGCTAATTCTTTTAAAGGATCATAAAGTTCCTTTTCTAACCGAAAGCGTACATCGGTGGGTTTATTTTGTTCAGATTTCATAATTACCTCTAATAGCCTCACTTTAAGGCTATTTAAATTTAGCCCCAATTTGAGGTATTGTCAATACATTATCAGAACTTTTTAACCTCATTCTGAGGCTATTGGAGTATTAATGGCAGAAAACCCAAAGCACGTTACTGTTAGGCTTCGTGTGCCACCTGAGTTAAGGGATAAAATTTCTAAATCATCAGAACAATACAATCGATCTATGAATGCTGATATGGTCGCCCGCTTAGAACAAAGCTTTGAAGCTCAGATTTCCCATGAATTTGAAATGCACATGATGGAAATTATGCTTAAAGAGCAACAAGATAAAATTAATAGCTTAATTCAATCTGTTGATAATTTAACTAAGATTGTTCAGGGTGGTATTTGATAAAGAAAAAAGCCCCGAAGGGCTTTTTGAAATGACAGGTTTGCTATTCAGGCATATCCATAGATTCATGAAACTTCATAATTCTGTAGGCTGCTGGATTATCATTTATTGTCTCAACATAAACGTCTACAACATAGGCTTTTTCGTATAGCTGATCTTCCCCATGAATCATTTCATACTGGATTTCATCATTTTCAAAAAGTACCTTCACTTCTTTTTTAGAAATACTCTCGATGATTCCTTTGTAGCCTTTGCGATTATCTGAACGTGTCTGTGTCCAATACAAAACCACTTGCTTGTGAAGGCCAACAATTGGTTCTTTTAATTTTTCTATTTCTTTGCTCGCCTTGTTTTGAATAGCATTTGCCTCAAGGCTGTTGATGTTGATTGTAATGGTTCCACTATTATTGGAGGCATCAAGTTGCAAAATTGATCCTGAATCTTTTGCAACAGGCTCTACAAACTTTGAAACCCTAGTTAATGTCTGCTTATCAAGGTTCTCGGGTTTTCTGCCAACTCCTTTTAAGTATTCTATGCATGACTTCATGTGGTTGGTGAAGTCCAGAACAGTATTTGCATGCTCAGCAAAAGGCATTAAAGCTGGCGCAAGAGCAACCAACTCTGTAATAATTGATCCAGGTCTAATTTCTTTGATGTAAAGCTTAATCTCATCTGAAACTAAATGATTGTTTGTTTCCGCAATATAATCAGAATACTCAGCGCCTAAACTGATCATGCTCTGAGCAAAATCGATTAGATCTACTGGTTGTTTGTTCTTTATATTTACGGTAAGCATAGCATCATCTTCACTAGGCAATAATTCTATATTATCCACGATCACCCCAGAATAAATTAAGCATAACGACACACATTGTCGTAACATTATTAAGTTATTGAAGTAGTATCATAAATAAATAATATTTGGTCAAATAATGAATTGGGTAAATCTATTTACCCACCCAACTATTCAAATAATCCTCAGCATCCATTTCAATCACTTTAGGCTTCTGTTCGTGGGGCATAAAAGCATAAGGCGAAATCTCTTTACCATTTTTACCACGATTAGAATTTGCATAAAATGCAAGTGCGCCACCAATAACTTGTTCAACTCTTCGACCAGTATTGAGGCTTCCGTACTTCCAGATATATGAAGACCAGATTTGAGCCTCAACTAAAGTCATATTTTCTTTAGCTTCGGCTATTGTTTTTCCTGCAATACCGTTAGATACAAGCTCGCACCAAAACTCGTCCTCTGGCGTTAATTCAACTTTCCCTGCTTGTCTTTTGCAACTGCCTCCAAGCCAGTTACCACATTAAAAATTGCGCCCGCCAAACTTTGAGTAAAATACTCATCAACTTGTTCTTTGGTTAAGTAGATATCACCCTCATCATTTACCAAAGTCAGTGAAAGCCATTCAGCTACCACATCTTCACCTTTGTTAAGCCGAGTGAATAAAGGCTCTGTTACCTTATAAGGCAATTGCTTGACCCGAATATCTACAGATACTTTTTCTCCATCGTGATAAAACTCTACAGGCAAGTTTCGGATTGAGCCTACCAATGCGCCTTTTGCGATATCTTGAAGATTAAATTTTTTGATTGATTCTGCGTTTACCGCTTGCTCTTTAGTCTTGGCCATTTTTCTTGATTCCAATTATTTAAGTTTTAGGGGTGCGGATCACTTCAGTTGATCGTTCCAATGTAATGGTGTATGCAACCAGTGCATCAGCTTCAAATGTTGGTGTAGGGCTTGATAAACCACCCATAAACGACCACCAAGTACGAGTTTCAGGCAAAGTAACGCTGCCACCTGTTAGTGTCGGTGCATCATTGCTACCTCTAGAGCCGATATAGAACTGTAAGTTTTGTTTTTTGTCTCTAGCCCATTCTTCTAGTTTGTCATGTGATGTGTTTTCATCATCAAAGTCATAGCCAATTGAACCTTGACCCGGATCAGATAAGCCCGATACATAAGATTTTGTATTCGGCTCATCAAGACACGTATTTTCAATACGAGTCGTTGAATCAGAACCAAAATCAAGAGTTTTGATACAGTTGATTTTTGTAATGGCTGTGCCATCGTATACATAAATTCCCATACCGTTTACAAGAACGTTCGCCATGAGTAGTACTCCTCAATTTTTGGCATTAAAAAACCACCTTTCGGTGGCGCGGGGTTTTGGTTTGTTTAGTCGTTTTCGTCTTTAAAATCCAAAGATGGTTGAGCTTCTTTAATTAGATCGTCCAATTCTTTGAGCATTGCAGGCTTGGTTTGTTTACCATGAATTGATAAGAAGCTTGCGGCACCCGATAATGATTGGGTGATTACATCAATCTGTGCTGAGAGTTCACCAATGCGAACCTGCAATCCATCTTTGAGCTGTCTAGCTAATTCCTCTTGCTCGATGTAATACTTACGAATCTCATGTCCTTTATCATTCCGCTCCATCATTCCTAAATGCTTAGTCATATCAACTGAAATGATATATTCAGTTGTTGGGCGACCACCTTTTAGGTTTTCGTCTTTTTTGACGATAACTACATAATCAAAATTCTGTTCAAATTTACATTGATTAATTCGACGTTTAATCCAGTGGGAGAATTCAGCCTTTACTTCAAGCATCTTGTGTAAATTTCGTGCATTTACACCTAGCTGAACTTTCCCATTTAACTCTACTTCAAGAAATGGATTGGATTTAAAATTTACAATCGCATTCATAATGCTTCTCCGACTGCTCATAAAGAAAAAACACTGGCAGGAAGAAGTATGAACAGTCAAAACGACCATCTTCTTTTCGGGGATCAGCCTAGCCAGTGGGTTGCCTGAATTTCAGGCATAAAAAAACCTGCCGCTAAGGACAGGTTTGATTTAGGTAAATTCTTTAACGACTTAAAAACCAATTTGCATCAAATCCTCGCGCAAACAGCTTTGTGTCTGTTTCGTAGTTGCTAATTCGCGGATTTAAGATGTAGCTTTGTATTTCCAAGGCCTTTCTGATTGCTTCACGTGCTTCATAGGCGCGTTTTTGATTGGTGTCATACACAATCACTTGATACATGACATGATCAGTCTTAGCGGAGCAATCAAGGCTATTTTCAGCACTTCCGCCTACTTCTTGCCAGACTGCGTAAGGCACTGATGCATGCAAGGGTGCAATATCTTCATAAACACGCAAGTCATTGCCGAGTAATGTCTTTACTGCACTGTCTGCATTGAGTGTTCGGAATATGGGTAAGAAACTCATTTGAGTAATTCCTTGTCGAGTTCGAGCGAAAACGCTTCTGTAAACTTATTCGTTACTTGCTGAATGTTATTTGCTAAAGCGGGTCGCATAAAAGGCGTGGCTGGAATATGTGATGTTCCAAATTCGATGAAACGCCAATATTTAGTATTCCCGCCCGGTAGAGCTATGGTGTCGTCATCGAGAACCTGCTTGGCTTCACCTCTTTTTTTTCTTTCTTTGAAGACGATTTTTTTGCTTTTGCTATTCGATCCAGCACCACCCATGATGCCAACACGCATTCTCACGTATGAGCTGTTCCGAGTTTTACCTTGACTGACTGTGACATTCTCATAAATCGCTTCACGAGTTTCTGGGTCGTCAATTCTTTTTGCATTTTGTTTTGCTGCATCTTTAACAATATTCATGGCTTTTCTTGCAGCACGGTTAGCAGCATTTTTAACAAGCCTTTGGTTAGATAATCTATTTAATTTTTTTAAGACTTCCTCCAACCCTTCAAGCTTAACCTCAACACTAGCCATAGGCACCTCACTTGGATCTTTCTACCCCTTGGCCAAGCAAGAAGGTGCAATATGTATATGAATCTTCATTGTCATCAAGAGCCTGACTCTTGATTGAAAACAAGCGATCTTTCCAAATCACTTGCATTTCAGTATCAATGTCCGTTCGATAACGAATTTTCATTCTTGCTGTGCCTTCGGATTGATCCGCTTGAGCCGCAATTAAATCTTTGGCTGATAGTGGCGTGACTTTGGCCCATAACTTTGCGTATTCAATCCAACCACCTTCAATTTCAAATCCATCATCATCCCGTCCACCTTGCTGATACTTCTGAATAACAACTCTGTGTCTTAATTCACCTGCGCTTTGTCCCATATCACCCTCCTAGATTGCTGTAGGTGTTCTATAAGGGAATAGCAACGCCTGAACAGGTTGCGGCATGTAATTTCCATTCACTGGTGCATCAGACTCGGCATTGCGGTACTTGTCATAGAAACCAACGTAGACCAGAACAGCCAATTTAAATTCTTCAGGCGGTTGTGCATGATGAACTTCATCCGTATAACGAAAAACCGCTGATTCAGCGGCCTTTATGTAGATTTCTATGTTCGTATCGTTGGAGTCATCATCGTAGCGAAGATGCTGTTTGACTTCTTCGAGTGTGACTAAGCTCATTCTGTCCACTCCTTAGCACATAACTTAAAGTTTTTATGGTCAAATTCACCAAAATGATCGTTTTCAACATGCCAGAGTGCGCCATTCTTGGTAATGAATTGTCCTTTTTGGTACTGCACATCGTCTTTGAATACGCCCTTATAGAGCGATTTAAGAGGATTATCAGACTGAGTGGTTGATTCAGATTTACCAAATGGATCTTCTTTAGCATCACGCTTAGCAAGTGCTTCCAAATTGTAGTTTTGCTGTTGTAAATAAGGGGATTCGCCACCTTTAACAGGTAAATAACCCAACTTCTGGCGCGCCTCATTGGGGGCAAAAATGCCTGCACTGATGCCATCTTTGAAGTATGCAATTTTACTAGATGAATCCATGCGGATTAGAACATCAAGATCAAGGAAGGCCGCAACACCATAAGAAGGTAAATCCAATCCCTCATCCAAAAGGTTTTCACGTGCTTCGATATAGGATTGAAGGCAATCTGAATAGTAGATTTCGTTCAGATCAGAAACTTTAGTTGCACCTTGAACATCAGTCACGCCAATTTTAAAAGGTGGCACATTAAATGCCGTACAAACAATACGAGCAGACATCCCAAGTTGTTCAATTAATTGGCTGTCTATCGCTGACATTGAAATGTTTACGTATTTTGCTCCATCGGACAAAAGACCAGTTTTACCCACATTGGCACCACTATAATTTGCATCCCATTTGGTTTTCACCTCTCGGGCTTTTGTTGCATCTAATGGCCCAGGCACCTCAATAACACCACCTGGTTTGGATCCATTGGCAAAAAAGTTTTTAGAGTTTCTGAGAATCGAAATACCCTGTTCAGACGCCAAACTACACGCCATGATTGGCGTTAATCCCACTAGCGGGTGATAAATTGCGTTAATACGGTCATGGATAATTTCAGACGCAGGAACAATTACATTTTCAGCCTGTGTTAATCGGTCGTTTGTAAGCTGATAAAACACATTCGCTTGGTCATCAACAAGAACAGTCACTAAATCAGGGTTTAAAACCACCAATCGGTATAACTCGCCAAACACATCGCGCATTTTAAAAACGTAGGTGTTGCCCCTAAGCAAAAGGCTCTGCGTCCATTGCTCGTTGAACTGCTGCCAGTTTTGGTAATTATTCGGTTTTTGAAGTACACGCTGTAATTCTTTTGGGGTTAAAGCATCAACTAAGACACCTTGCTGCTTCTTTTTTAACAGAACAGGCATCTTGCCAATGTCTTTAGAGATAAGGCTTACGCAAGCAAATACCGCATAAAATGCAGTCATATCTTCGCGGGTAATTTCCTTATTTTCTTGCCATGCCCCTGAATATGGCTCATGTACAAATAAAGAAGTCCACCCTTGGTTTGAATGGACTCCTTGGAGGGATTTCTTTTTACCAAATAAATTTCCGAAAAAGCCCATTCTTTACATCCTATTCTTTGGTTTTATCTTCTTTTTTCGCTTTTGGTGCTGCTTTTTTCGGTTCTGTATAGACCTCTGCAACACCAATTTTGAGCAATACATTTGCCTGAAAATCAGGAATTTCTTTCACATCCCCAACATTGGAATCGTGGGTCGTTTTTAAATACTTAATTTTCATTTTTTCTCCAGATATAAAAAATCCCACCTAGAGTGGGATTTTATTTAAGTCATCAACTGCATCTGCATGGACTGCTGTATATCATCAAGCAATCTGCAAACTAATTTTGGTATCTGCGAGAAGCACTCTGTTTGACCACCAAAATCATTTTTCGGTTTGTATCGCCACCGTTTCAAGATAAAGTGCAATCGCTTTTCTAAGTTCCAAATATAACCAGCCTTATCTCGTATGGTTGTTATAACCTCGCATGCATAGCCAGCTTTGGTGTACTCCCTAAACCTGCTTTTTGCATTTACAGTAATTCCAACCTTAAAGAACGATTCATTTTCATTAAATAATCTAACAACATAAAGACTGGAATGACCATCGTATTTTTTGCAGGTCTTCACGTAAACACTTAGTGAGTACGCATTTAAGTTTTTAGAGCACTCTGAGCAACCATACGCCTTTAAATGATCATTGGGTCGTTGCTCAAAAACTCCATGCAAGGAACAAATTATTTTTACCTTGGTGTAGCTGTTAATATATTTAACCTGACTGTAGTCGTATAAGTTGCCATGCACTGATTTAGCTTTAGATATAAATTCTTTGACTGTTAACTTGGCAAGTCCTGTACATTTTAGACAGCCCTGACCAGCCAAATGATGATCTGGTCTTTTCTCAAAATCACCATGTTCAGGACAGCCGATTATCACTTTACTCTTGCTGACAATATAAGCAACTTTGCTGTAATCGTATCTACCACCATGCACAGCAATAGCTTTTTGGATAAATATTTCAGTCTTAGATTGCATAGCAGGCGCTATGACTTTAGAATTGGATTTAGTCATCTTGTTAGTCTCAATAACAGGTTGATTAGAAAGGCTTAGTTGTTTCCAGCAACTAGGCTTTTCGCTTATTTATTATACCAAAAAATTAGGTTGTTTTTATAAAAAATTATTAAAAAATCCTTATAAAAACAACCTCGGAAGAGGTTGTTATGGTGAAAATTAAATTCAGGAGCTGTTTTTTGAGCATTTATAGATTACGGTGTGCTGTAGTCCAGGAATGCCGCTGCAATGGCGCGACGTTTCGCCCAAGTGATGAACTTCTCTACACGAATGGCAAATTTGTTTTCTTGCCATAGGTTATGGGTTGTAGATCCATCAACAAGCGTTGCTTGATCGCTGTACGCCACATCAACACCACCGTCCTGAGCAACAAGCAATTCGCTCATTTTTACAAGAATGATCTTGTCGCCAATGGATTGTGACGTGATAACTGGAATACCCAGAAGCGAACGCGCTGCACCCGCAAAGCTCATGCCGTTGAAATATGTATTTCCAAGAGCATCACGAAGCAAAGCGTATTGCATTGCACGCGTTTCACTCATTAAGAAATACGCATTGTCAGTGGTAAGGTTTGCGGCAACAAATGTCGTGATAAGTTTTAACAAATCGGCTTCAATTGCTGCTGCCGTAGTGCCAGAAGGTTCAATTGCTGTTACACCATTCAGAATACCCGATGGAGTCACATCGGTTTGCGCTTGAGTACCAAGAAACGTGGTATCAATCAGCACTTTGGTTGCTTCAATCAAATCATTAAGCACAAGTTGATCAATTGCTGGATCGGCACGACGCAACAATTCTTGCGTATAAACTGTAATCGCAGCCAATTTATGCTCTTTGATTTCGATACTGTTGAATGTCGGGTTAGTTAAAGGCTTTTTAGCGCCTTCACCAACCCATGAAGCCGTACCACCACTTAATTGACCGTTAATTTTCACATTGAACGGAACAGCACGATAACCTTGCAACTTATCAAAGATGGTTGCATTACGAAGCAATTCTAAGAAATCGCCTTTGTATGTGTCTTGCTGCACAAGTGGCGCAGCGAAACCAGCATCAGTAGTGGTACCCAAAGTGGCTTTTTCAACATATTGAACCACTGCTTCGTCATAGCCCAATGCTTTTGCCGCATCAACGACAGTCATTAGTCGCCCTTGTTTTTGCTCATGACATGCAAGCATTTTTGCACGAGCAAACTGAGCAAAAGGCATACCTTTAGGAAGATTGGATTTAACTTCTACCTTAGGATCATCTTTAGGCTTGGGATCGCCTTTTGCGGACTTTTCTGCTTCTCCTGGATTGTCACCTGCAACTGGTGTTGCTGTGGTCGCAGCAGTTTCAGCCTGCTTAATCATATCTTTGACACGATCAATATTTTTCTGAATCGTTGCAATTTCAACATCAATCACGCCAATTTGCTGTTCTTCTTCCTCATTGGGGGTCTGACCAGCATCTAAAGCTTTGGTGACAATTCCTTGTTTTTCTGCATTCTTCGCAGCTAATGCATCAAGAAGCTGCTTTAAGTATTTATTCATAGTTTTACTCCACCCTGTGTTGGGCTATTTAGTTTTACGATTACGTGTTTTTGTTCAGATGAATCGCCATCTGGAACGTTCTGAGGTTGTTTGCCCAACGCGGCTTTGTGTTCCTCAAATGCTTTTTTAAAATCTGTTTCGCTTTCGCGATTGCATGGAATGGTGACTAAGGAAAGTTCATAAAACTCCCAATCATTAAATTTTATGCCACCACCTTTGATCATTTCCACGTCATCCCAATTTGGGAGAAACCCAACGGATAGACCCTTGATGAGGTTGTGTTTCAAGGACTGATAAGCCTCTTCAATTCGGGCTTTCAATGCGCCTTCTTCTTCTATCTTTGGAAGATGAATTTCAACCTCAATCCCTTTACTGGTCACTTTCACATCCGTGACATGACCAATTGGTGATTTATGGTCGTGGTGAAAAAGTAATGGCATTGGCAAAGTGAACTTGGCACCTGTGGGAACCATGATGTCTTTTGCTCGATCCTGATTGGGTGTGCTTGCCACCCCTTTAAATGTTCGTTTTTCATCGTCTACGGCTTTGATTTCGAATGAGCCGAATGATTTGTGCAGAGCAGTCATAGCCCCTCCAAAATGCAAAAACCGCCAATTAAGGCGGTTATCTGTGAAATGTGTTTTATACGAAAAAGACGTTGTATTCTTTTGTGCTTGGCTCTGGGTTCATTGACATAAGCGCCACCGCATTAAACGTGGCAATCAAAGGGTCAATCTTCCCGATTCCAGATTCTTGCTTGGTTATTCGCATACCATTGCCAATCATCACTACACGCGCATTACCTGCCGCCCATGTCATGAGTTGCTGCCCTGCATGGAATAAATTACCTTCTGCTAATTTGCGTTCAGTCGTTAAAATATAGGACATGAGTTTGTGTCCTTGTGGCACACCAAACATGGCACCCTCTGGTATCCCTGCTTCCAGTAATCCATCAAGCAAACCGCCTAACCCGAGTGGATCAAGCCCAATCTTATTAAGTTTGCCACTGTCATAAACTTTCTTGGCAATCGCTGCGAGCTGGTCAATATCATCACCCACACGCTCAACCACAGTTAAAGAATGTTCGGCTTGAAAGTCTTGATACTTCGGAATATTTTCCTTGCGGCGCTCTAAAGCTATTTTATTAGCCCATGCATGATTCCAAAGCCACCAGATACGTGGGTCTTTTTTAAGTCTGCCAAGTACAGCGAACCCCAGCAAATCGTCCAACCCACCGCCATCGATTCCCATTGTGATGACATCAGACTGTTCAATGATCTGATCTAATCCAAAGACGTGCTTTTGCTTGTTCCAGTATTCAGCACCAGCCCAACGATTGGCGCGTAGATTCATGCCGATTTCGATGTTTAAGTGCTTGGCCAAGAAGTCTCTAAGGGATTCTTCACCAGCATCCTTGACCTTTTTAAACTCTGAAATAAGATACTCAAGGTCTACGGACGCACCCAAGTTCGGGTTTGTGATATAGAAGTTTTCAGGATTTAAGTGTTCGCCCGCTTCTATCATCTTTTTAGGGAATTCATAGATTAAAGGCAGGAATTGTTTATCCTCTTTAATTCCATCCCTTACATCGCGGGCATAGTCTAAAAGCTGCTTGAATACACCGCATGGCACCTCATCTGACATAGTGGACAGGTAAATCACACAGCCTTCTGGACGCGATGCCAAACCTCCTTTTGCTTCACGGAACATTGATTCAGCATTGGCACGCTTACCAAATAGCCAAACTTCATCAATCAAAATGATTGAAGCCTTTTTACCTGCTGCTGCATTAGATTCCGCTGCGATGACCTTAAGTGTTGCACTTGTACCCAAGTGAGTAACTGTCTTTGTGTGCTCAGACACATTCATCATTTCGCTTAGTTCATCATCTGCCCGAATGAAGTCACGAATCGGGTTAAAGCTATTGTCAGCAACTTCTTTCGTGGGTGCCAAGATAATAAGTTCAGCAGAAAGGCGGTCATTCAGAATCAGTAAGAGAAGCATGATTGCTGCGGCAATCGTAGACTTAGTATTCTTCTTTGAGATCAGAAGGAAGAATTCTCGGATTAATCGACGCTTGGTATTTGGATCTAATGCACCTGCAATTGCCCGTACAAACTCCAACACCCATGGTAATGTGACATCACACATCTTTGGGCTACCCATCACATCAACTAAGATCAATTCATTAAAAATTCGCTCTGCAACATCGGCAACTTGTGGAAATAATGGCTCACAAGGCATTAAAGATTGTTTATTGACAATACGTGTCGCCCAATCTGGGCAAGCTGTAGTCCAGATTGGTGACATTGATGACATAAACTAGCTCGGTAATTGATTATTTAAAGTTCCAAACTTGCCTGACTTTGTAGCAGCCTTAGCAGCATCTTCTTTGGTTTCTTTCTTGCCCTTTTCAGCTACTTTGCCGTGGACGTATGGAAGGGCTGCTTGGGCAGCTCGTACACGTAGAGCCATATCTTCAACTTGGTCTGTGTAGACTGACTTCAAGAACTCAAGCGGATCGTCCAACTTATTGGCAGTCTGGATAGATGTGAAAGTTGTTAAAGGTTTAACCTCATGTTTAACAACTTGCTGGGGAGTGGCTTCTTCAAGTCGTTTCAGATAAGCAATAACATCAGGATCTTTTGCTAAACGCGCTCCTGCCGCAGATGCAGTCTTTTCAGGACATCCAGCTAAAATGGCAGCTTCTTTATTGTCTTTGCCGTTTCGTTTTGCGAGGGCAAATGCCTTCTTTTTTTCTGTTAAAGCCATATACCCTCCTTTAACATATTTTTGAAAACTGATTTTTTCTTATAAGTGAGGAGGGCGGCGGTGTCCGTGAGCTTTGAGCTTGAAAATTTTAACTCCCCCCCTGCCTGCTGATATTTTACGCACCATTTTGATGCAAATTTTAATAATTAAATTCACCATCTCCGGCGCTGTTCATCTTGGGTTATGGATTGCTGTGCTCGCTTAGCCTCTTGTTTTACATCTCTAGCCAAAAGGCAAAAGCTCTTAACATCATCCAGTGTTACCGACTTACCAGATTGAATGCTTGCTATAGCGTAATCATGGACCATATCTTCTATTGTTTTATTACCCACTGCCCACTCTCCCTCAATGTCTTCTCTTTATGACAAGGCACACATAACGATTGAAGATTGCTTTCCTCATCATTACCACCCTGAGCCACATTCACAATATGATCAAGCTCAAGCTCCATAGTTACAACACCACAACACTGGCATGTGTACTTATCTCTTAAATGAATGCTTGCTTTAAGTCTTCGCCATGGGCGACCACCACGTCCTTGACCCCAGTTAGATTGTTTAGGCGTCTTGGTAGTTTGGAGTCTCGGCTTTAATGTCCGTAGTTTCATGATCACCTACTATTCTCAACCGATCACCATCTACGATGAACTTAACGTTAAGCTCAACATAACCATTCGGGTGTGATTCAATCTTGAGTTCCTGTTGTGATACAAGTAATTCACCAGTAATTGCATCATGTAATGCTAGCGATCCTTTAGAACCTTGCGTTCGTTTTAATACCAGTCTTCTAGACATACTCACCTCAATCAATCGTTCTCGATCTTGGCAGTTCGTCTTCCTGTTCGCTTAATTGCAACAGGAGTTCGTTGCTCTGTTCCAGTGCTGCCAGAATTATCTGATCCTTGTTCGCTATCTGCTGAATCAGTGTTGTGTTCTGCTCCACTATCTTCTGCATCAGCGCCAGTAATTCGCTTGATAGCTGCTGCTGTTCTTGCTTTTGCTCGTTCATATTGTTGTTTAATCCATTCACGACGTTCTTCACATGATTTGCATGTCATGCCTTGCTCTCCACCACCCACATCAAATCTTCAGGCGTTTCCAACCAACACCCCTGCTTATTACAAAACGCATGAATGTCATTTAGATACTCAGTAAATTGCTGAACACTTGCATCAGTCGTGCTTATCAGTTCATTTAGTCCTGCTGCCACTTGGTTATATAACGGATGCTTCTGATCTTTTAATGCTTTCACTGCATTGAATGTATTTCGATACTGACCCACATCATCACGAAAGTAGATCGTTGCTAAGAATTTACGCTTAAAGAATAAATGCTCATTATCTTTATCTGTACCTTGATGCTTCGCCCATTGACTGAGCCATTTCCAGTAGAGTTTGTTTTGAGCTTTTGATCTATCTTTGGTGTCTTCTTGAATATGCACAACAAGTGGCTTACCTTCGCCTGCCGCTCTGCCATGATTTAAATTAAGATAATTGGCGACTCTAGCAACATCATAGTGATTCTGGATTTTGTAGACGACTGGTTCCATCAAAATACCTCATTGTTGTACCCAATGTTTAACATCCTCTCAGTCTTTTCCAACCACTGCTCAAACAAAGCTTCTGATTCTTGTCTTGTGCCTAGGTTGAATTGGTCGAATTGACTGTGGCATGAGTGGCAAAGTGGAACTGTGTAGCAATCATCCGCCTTGCGTCCACGGGACTTACCGTGCTTCGAACTGTTTGAATGTGCAGCCTGTGAAGGACTAGATCCGCATCTAACGCATGGCAACTGCCTTATTTCGTTTAGCCTCTTTTGCGAACGCATCTTCTAGATTCTCAATTCGTTTTGTAAGCGTATTAATTTCACGTTGACAGTCATTCTTGAAAGTGTGGCTGCTAAACAAGTGATTGTAATTCTGCAAAAGCACTACGTTCTTCTTGTAAATTTCAAGATTCTTCTTCGCTTCGATTGTGTCCATAGACATTCTCTGAATAAATTGGCACGCCATGCAGGACTCGAACCCACATCAATCACACTAGAATTATGATGTCTTATCCAATTAGACGAATGGCGCATAAAAAAGCCCCACCGAAGCAGGGCATAAAGAGGAAACTGGATTAAAACAGCCCAGCTATTCAAATGAACAACTGGGCTGAGCAGTAACGTAGTTTAAGGCTGACTGATGTGTTAAGGGGTCGCCAATCCGCAAGTAAATACTCACCTCTTTAGGTGGTCAATCCAAGGGTAGTGTCTTGTTCAAAACCCGCACCCTTCATATATATTATTGACCAGATAATATCCTACTAAATTTATAGAGCCTAGTAGGTAACTCCAGAAACAAAAAAGCCCACCTTTCGATGAGCTTTAATGGCTTGGTCTCGGTATGAACCGTAATACGACCAGTATGGGAAAACAATATCTTAAATCCTTATAGCTGTCAATTGATTGTCTTGTTTAGTTTTCGGCGGTATTCACCAACATAAAAATCGATCTCATCTTCCATGTCTTTAAGCATGATATTCACCATGGCGCCTAGATATGCATAGTTCTTGCTATAGGTGTCCGCCTTGATCTCATTAATGCCACAGAACTTTAACTGGCCCTGCAACGTACGATCTTCTTTGATCTCAGGGCGTAATGTGAAATACACCTGCATACGAGCAATCTTCTTACAGAACAGCTTTAAATCGAAGTGATGACGCTGGCGCTCTGTGATTTCTGCGTCATATAAAATCTTTCCAATATGCTCAACCAGAATTTTGAACGCTTGAGTAGTATCACGGGAATCACCCCAAACCAGAATTTCACAATATGCCTTTGTTGCTTGATCTTCAATTGATGCAATAGCTCCGCAACGCTCTTCCCACGTTGGTGCCTTCTCACCAGTCGACATTGTTGAAGCTTCATAGTTTGCTGTTTTAGCTCTCATCTGCTGCCCAACCCATTCAAGATTAGATAATTTTTCTGTTACTACTGCCGCATTCATACCGTCACCTCAATTCTTTTCTGATCGTTCTATGTGTTTTCTAACTCGTTCACGACTTTCTTTGTCATAAGTTTTTAATTGTTTGTAATAGCATCTTAGTTCTACAGCTAGAATCAAAATCCAAGCAAATGGTGATAGTACAATTCGTAGAGTTATCATGAACAATTTCAATAATTCCTCTAGCGCATCTTTTAAATCACACCACTGATCAGAGTAAAAATTCTTCACTTTCTGAATGTGCCATCGACAAGTTAAATCCCAAGCCTCTTTATCCATCACCCACCTCTCAACCGTTCAATAAGCTTCTCAATCCATTGGATGACTAATCCTTCTTTGATTTGTGCTGTTGTGCCACGAATCACGAACCAACCGTTTACAGCTGCTGCTGAATACTTCTCACAGTCTTTTGTGTAGCCTTCGCCTCTGGTGTGCCGACCATTGCTGAATACACCACCTTCCACTTCAACCAGGATGGGCATGTCATCAATTCTGAAATCTGCTAACCATCTGCGCTCAGGATGAAACCGATACTCTTTAGTAAATGGAATCTTTAGAGCATTGAGATGATTCTCTAATAGAGCGTCACCTTTGCTGACTGTCTTACCAAACTTCCGTGACACGCTTGAACGCGCCACAGGTTTTGATCTACTTCTTTGAGCCTCTTTGAATGTGGTCATAGATCACCCCATCGCTTTCTTGATTTCGTGAATACAGAATTTCAAAGCAAAAACTCGCTGATCATTGCCACTTTTAAGATTCTGTTCTTTGGCTAATTCAAGTTGATTGACCAACTGACTACCCATATTTCGCAACTTGTCATTCTCGATTTTTGCGTTGTAGAGTTCTTGTGATAAACGATCAACTTCCAAGATTGCTTGCTCTCTTGTCATCTCTTGGTCAGCAAAACAACCACCACCAGCATGGCAATATCCATCTGCGCCACAGTAAGGGCTTCCACCCTTACAGCGCATAACGGCATCAACCCATGTGTTGTGATTGCTGCTCAACAAATCATGCTCACAAGGGATCTTGATTGCTTTCATGTCTCCCCCTTGAGCGCTTGCTCTAACTCAATTGCAAATCGACCGTAGATTGTTGATTGTTCCCACTCTTTAAGCTCAAGCTCTTTTTCTTCGTCTTTATAGGCTTGGATCAGTTGCTTGACTAAATCCACCCGCTTTTGCAGCTCATCCACCTCGGTCTGGCGTTCTTGGTACATACGCCATGCTGAATTTATCACTGTTACATCACTGTGAAACATTGGATTGATTGAGTAATAAGTTTGCAGTTCTTCATCAAAGTCCATCTGCCATGATTTGCACAATTCATAAGCTTTGGTTTTCTCAAATTCACTTCTCATCACTTCACACTTATCGCCAGTGAAGCACCTAGCACACATTCTTTCGTCATTGCATTTTGTAATTTGATTCATATTCTCTTGCTGCCTTGTGTATAGTTTCAATTAGTTTGTTTGTTTCTCTTTCACCTAAAAGATTGTGATATTTATCAAAATCCTCCAACTCCAAAGACTTCTTGATTTCATCCTCTATTTCTGAATTTCCTCTCATCACTTCACCTGCTCAAAATAGAAAACCACTGGTTTTTTGATGAACTCAACCAAACCGAAACGCATAAGGTGACGAATCTGAGAACAATCTCTTGGAACTTGAACATCACGATAGTGGGCTAACAAGTCACGCCATGACTCCAATGACATTGAACGCTTGTTGTGATTACACGCTGTGCATGCTGGCATTAAGTTCTCATAGACATCGTTTTCAGGCTTCTCAGGCTTACCTGTGACTAAATCACGCACCACTGCTTCCAGGTGGTCTGCATGCCACTTATCAGTCAGATCGTCACCACAATAAGCACAGCGACCATCAAATTTTCGCTTGAGTTCTTCACGTTGTGACTTAGTTAGTTTCATAATTGCCAACCCTCTCTTTGTGCTTCTTGCAATTTGGGGGTGTGTCACAGCCTCTTAATTCTTCTAAGTCAATGCGGTGGCCTGCTGCGATTTCTTCGTTGGTAGCCAATCTGAATAACTTCTTATCCCAGACATATCCTCGTATATCTTTGTATTTACCTAGGCCAGTAACAGAAAGATTTGTATCCCATCCTGCAAAATCAACAACAAAGATTCGACTATCTTCACCTTCAATTAAAACAACCTTATCCCCGACCTTAAACATGCTCACCTCCATAAATGGATTCGTAGTCTGCGATGGCTTGTTGCAAAGCCGAAAGACGTGGTGATGGTTTCACTCCAACGCTTGTACAGGCATTTGTAAAACAAGCGCACTGTCTTTTTGCCATTGATATGCCGCCATACTCTTTAACCAGTTCAAGGCTCTCAACGAGGCGCTTAAGCTCCTCAATACAAATCAAGTCTTTGATCTGACTGCGCTGAAACTCGTCAAGCAATGGGTTGTTTTCATCAACAAACATGCGAGCATCGTCAGTCATGTGAGTAACATTTGAATTAGGAAGTTTGGTTAATTCTTCCCTCGCCCTCTCAAAACCGTGCTGCTGAATGAATTGGATCGCGTTCATTGGCTTTGCTCCTTGTCATGATTAGTCACGCCTTCTAAGCTCATGCGTGCATTGTTCATCTTGTTGTACATGTCTAGCGTAAATGAGTGTCTAGTTCCTGATTTAATTAGAGAAAGTGTTGAATGAGCACATCCTGCAATTCTTGCCACATCGACTAAACGTCCACTATAAGTCCTTATCCAATTAACTATGTCTTTCGCCTGTTCTGCTGTTGGATACACACGTTGTTTTACTAATCTCGCGTGTGAGACTCGATGTGTCCTAACCACTTCAACAACTTCAGGTTTAAACTCAATCAACCCTCTCAACTCATCAATCAGTGGATGCTCTAATCCATTCTCTAGTGCATACTTCACTTCTTTCGCAGTACAAACCTCATAACTCGGTCTATTCTTCTGTTCAGCTAATTTGTGAAGTGCTTGCTTCACTTGAGTGATTGTTGGGATTTGGTTCACGCTGCACCTCCCACTCGACCATCAGTCCAATTACACTCAACGACTGTTAATCCGCCATGTTGGAAGCGTGACCAAAGACGATCTCCCAAGTCTGCTTTGAGCTGATCTAGAGTCATGTTTGAAATAAGCATCGTTGCTTTTGCTTCGTCGTAGCGTGAGTAAAGAACTTTGTGAACAAGCTCCAAACGCTTTTCTCTGTCATGCAATCCGTACTCATCAAGAATTAATAAGTCGTATTGCGAGAAGTCATAAATCACTGACGCTTCAGATTGATCTTTCGTGTCCTTATCCCAAGCTTTCATGATCTTCTGAGCCATATCCTCAGATGTGATGTAACGAGCGTATTTTCCTTTTGCCAAAAGTGTTCTTGCCGTTGCACATGACAAATGGGTTTTACCTGTACCGGTGCTGCCAACCATTACAAGATTGACCACTTTTCCCTTGATGATCTCTTTTGCGTAATCAGTAGTTTGTTTGAGCGCAAGTTTCTGTCCTGGTAATTCAGTAGAGTAGTTACGGAATCCTGAGTTCTCATGACGTTTTGGAAGCATTGCACCTGCAAAGTGTTGTTCACGTACATTGCGATTTACTTGTTTGTCATGCTCTTTGTTTGACGCTTTCACATACTCAATTGCACATGCTGGACATTGCTCACGACCAAACATCACGATCAATTGAGTCTTGTGTTCAGGACATACCGTTTTGCTTTGAAGAATTTCAGTATTGAACATCGCATTCATACCATCCACTCCTCTAGTTCAACAGGATCAACATTTTCGTAATGAGTCTGGGTTTTTGCCCATGCTTCGTTTACGTTTCTGTTATCCAGAACTGGTTGAGTTGTTTTTGCTTGAACTGGTGTGCTCATGCTGATGAATCGGTCTAGCTTTTCAGGTTCACGGCAAATCAATTCAATATCGTTGTAGACAGTGCCACGATCATTTTTGCCCATGTGGTAATCAGACTTCGAGCAATTCAGAATTGCTTTTTTGATGTCTTCAACTGAATACCCTTGCTCAAGACGAGCTTCGATTTTCTTTTTCCGTTTTTCAGTGAGTACGGTTTTTTGGCTGTTGAAAGTTGTTTTCCAGAACTCAAAGACGACATATATATTTTCTTTAAGTGTTTCTTTAAGTGTTTCTTTATTAGTGCCCCGTTTGACGGGACTGGTCTCGTCCCGTTTCGCGGTACTAGTCCCATCACCTTTGACGGTACTAGTCCCTTTTAGTGGTAGTACCGTTTCGTGGGACTGGTTTGGGTTGATTGAATACTCGTTTAAGCACCCAGTTTTACGATTAACAAGAATGATTTTTTTGTCTTCAAGTTCCTTGATGCATGCCATCACCGTGTCACGTTTTCTTATGCCACAGTATTTTTGAAATTGGCTGATTGCTATTGTGTGATTTGTACGATCAAAACCAGATGTTTGACGCACTATGAGCATTAGGCATTTAAAGGCCTTATCGTTTAATTGCGCCATTACCTGGTCGTCAATTAAAGAGTTAGGCATTCTGGTATAGCCCTCTTCTTTCTTTGACATAGATTGTCGCTCAGCTTTTGGAAATGGAACCAGCTCTCCTTGCGGATCAGGTGGTACATATGCTAAATTTGATTTCATTCATTACTCCAATGTTTTGAATACCTAAGCCTGATCTCGTAAATCAGGCTTTTTCTTTGTACCCAAGCTCAAAACTCATTCCAAAATCTTCAATGTCATCTTGAAAGAGATCGTCAATTGATTGCTTGCTTTCCATCCATGCCTTTGACATCACGAAAAGAGCATTAAGCTTTTCTTCGCTAATCATTCGATATTTCTTAGGCACTGTTTTGAATCCAAGAACATCCAATAGAGCTAAACAGTTCTCAATCTCTGTCAATCCATTGGATTTCTTATCATTTTTCATTCTAGATAATGTGCTAGGGTCTAAGCCTATTTGTTCTGCAAGCTGTCCTTGATTACTTGAGGAAAGCGCTTGCAATACCCGAGTCAATTCATTTCTCGCTCTTGCAGTTAAATCGGCTGATACTTTGCTCATGGTTGTTCCTAAGCGGTTAATTGTGTTGAACAATTTTCCTTCCATAAGATTTCTAGTTTTTTTCCTAGTTCATATGAAAGGCGTTTCCCACATAAGCCACGCTCTAAATCACTAACGTAATTTTGCGAACAGCCTATTTCTGTGGCGATATATGTCTGAGTTAGACCCTTTTCCCTTAACTCAGAGATCATCTTTTGCCATTGATTCATGCAAAATCTCCGATAATTTTTATTAAATATATAGGTTTTCCGATATTTATTCAATAGCCAAACCGATTGAATTATGTATCAGAATTCCGATAGTTGTAACGATGGATAAATTTATGGCTACTTTGGGCGACAACTTAAAATCTATTCGCAAAGCAAAGAAAATGACTCAAAAGGAGTTGGCTCAGAAATCAGGTGTAAAACAGTCTGTTATATCCGACTTAGAAACTGGTAATGCAAAATCTACTGGATCTATTCTTGAGTTAGCGAATGCGCTTGGTGTAACGGCTGAAGAACTTAAAAAAGGTGTTATTAGTACACTGGATAATAACGTCGCACCTATTAGCTCTAAATTGCTTCCTGTTCTTTCGTGGGTTCAGGCTGGAACAATGACATCAGTAGAAGCTATTGATCCAAATAAAATAAATGAATGGTTGCCGCCTTTAAGTGCTGATGACCCAGATGGTTGTTTCTATTTAAGGGTTGTTGGTGTTAGTAATTACCCAACCTATGCCGATGGTGATTACATCCTTGTAAATCCTAATTATCAAGTATGTGATTTGATCTCGGAAGATCTTGTAGTTGTGCGTAGTAATTCAGATGCAACTTTCAAGAAGCTTGTGATTGAAAGCGATGAGAGGAAATATTTACAAGCACTCAACCCTAATTTTCAACCAAACATCATTGAATTTGAGGAGGGTATGGAGTTGGTAGGATTAGTGATTGATGCATTTAGACCATTAGGCGGTTCACGTCCAAAGCGTGTTAGGAAAAGCTAATAAAAACTGTGAACCCGATACAGTAATTACAATGGTTCGGGATGGGGTGGGAATGAATAACGAAGACAAGCCTAAACAACTTGGCAGATTGACACTAGATACTGTAAAAAGTCTATCTAATCGTGAAAAACCTTATGATAGTCTGGTTATTGATGAAACTATTCAATCTACGTCTCAAGAAGATGTAATGAAAACTAAAGTTTTAGAAATGCCTGATCTAAATATGCTTGATCTTTCCTATGATCAAATAAAAACGCTAACAGATGAGGAATTGGTTAAGCTTTTGAGCGGTGAAGGTCATGATGGTTTTATAAGAGAGCCAACCATTCAATTGATTAGTAATGAGCTTTTGGGTAGGCAAATTAAAGAGTCTTCCAAGCCCCATTGGACAGTGACTCCAACCTTTATTGTTGGTTGTATTGCATCGATACTTGCTGCCATTTCAATTTTAGTTACTATTTACTTTTCAGTTTTTTACCAGAAGGCTGAGAATAATAAGCATACAGATCAAAGTTACACTATTAAAAAAGATGGTAGCCCAAAGTAAACGCTTAACAACTAAAGATTCATTTTTATTCATAACAAACTCCAACCAACCCACCCAGTGTGGGTTTTCTTTTGTCTATTAAAACATAAAAAATCGGAATTTCTATAAAAATATCGGATTACCTATTGACTAATAATATCGGAAATGCGATATTTACCTCACAGACAACAAAAAAGCCCCGACAGTTTGGCGACGCGGAGCTTTTACTCAAAGAGTGAGATAAGTATGACACAAAATCAAGAAACAATCACCACGTACAAGGGATTTGACAAAGACCTTAAATGTCGTGGCTTCCAATATGAAATTGGAAAGACATATAAGCACGAAGGTGAGGTTAAAGCATGCGGTTCAGGTTTTCATGCATGTGAACACCCTTTAGATGTATTGGGTTACTACCCTCCTTCACAAAGTCGCTATGCGGTTGTTGAACAATCAGGTGATTTAAGCCGTGAAGATGGCGGTGACACCAAAGTTTCTAGTCGTGAAATTTCTATCAAATTTGAAATTGGTATTGCTGATCTAGTTAAGTTTGCTATCGACTACACATTTAGCAAATGCACACCTATTGATGCCGAATCACCTGCTTCGGCTACTGGCAATCAAGGTGCAGCTTCGGCTACTGGCAATCGCGGTGCAGCTTCGGCTACTGGCAATCGCGGTGCAGCTTTGGCTACTGGCAATCGCGGTGCAGCTTCGGCTACTGGCAATCGCGGTGCAGCTTCGGCTACTGGCGAATATGGTGCAGCTTCGGCTACTGGCGAATATGGTGCAGCTTCGGCTACTGGCTATCAAGGTGCAGCTTCGGCTACTGGCAATCAAGGTGCAGCTTCGGCTACTGGCTATCAAGGTGCAGCTTCGGCTACTGGCAATCAAGGTGCAGCTTCGGCTACTGGCAATCGCGGTGCAGCTTCGGCTACTGGCAATCAAGGTGCAGCTTCGGCTACTGGCAATCGCGGTGCAGCTTCGGCTACTGGCTATCGCGGTGCTGCTTCGGCTACTGGCTATCGCGGTGCTGCTTCGGCTACTGGCGAATACGGTGCTGCTTCGGCTACTGGAAAGCATTCTGTTGCATGCGGTCTAGGTTGGAATAATAAAGCTATGGCATGCGAGTCGGGTGCAATAGTTCTAACTTATCGCAACACACAAGATGAAATTATCCATATCCGCGCTTCTAAGGTTGGTGAGAACGGTATTAAAGCTAATACCTGGTATCAATTGGACGAGAATTGCGAATTCGTTGAAGTGGAGGCTTGATCATGGATAACAACACTCTAACTCACAACCAGTTCATTGCACGTTTAATCAAACGCCAGAACACTAAGAAGTTCACCACGATCAAAACTGTGGCTATCCAGTCTTTTGCATTGCTTGCTGTATTGGTGATGTGCATTTCATTTATTGGTTTGGTTCTTCACATTGCAGCGTATTACCAGGCTAAAGAAGAGTTAGAAACCCAAGCCCTTATTCAACAATTAGAAAAAGGCGAAGTCGTAGAAATGACGGCTCGAGTTGGTGCCCAACATGATTAAGTCGAAACAGCCGATTTTTAGTGTTGATTACACTACCTGTAAAAGCTGCGGTCGTTCAGTTCAGCGCAAAGTGCCCTTTCACAACAACAAGGGATATTCATGGATATGTTCATGTGGCTGGTCTCAAAACGTATGGAGTTGCTCTGTAACGTGAGGTGTCTATGGGAACTATTTTCCCTCAAAGCTTTCTTGAGCAATTCGGTTATTCAATTGGCGAGAAAGAAGAAGCAACCCACTACAGCACTTTCGGTGGTTCTGAATGGTCATTGAAAGTTGCAAGAAATCAGATTTTTTACTGGTGTGATTTAGGAAAGTCTTGGCGTAAATGGCCTTTAACAATCCAGCACTGCACACCTATTGGTGAACAGGAACCCAACTATAAATGTGGTCCAGACGCACCTAAACAAATTCAAGTTATAGAGCGAGTTTTGAAGGACTCACCTATTTATACCAATGCAAAATATAAAGGCGATTAACATGAATGCACAAGTTAATGAATTACAAGTATTAGAACAAAATGTGATTGTTGCTGCTTTTTCTAAAGTTGGTGGCACAGATGAATTGTACGAGCGTATTGCTCAGGAAGTTCGTAGTCATGTTCCAGATGTGAGCACAAAGAAAGGGAGAGATGCCATTGGCTCTCTTGCTTTAAAAATTAGTAAATCAAAAACATTGATTGAGAAATGTGGTAAAGACCTTGTTGCTGAACAAAAGGCGCAAATCAAATTGATTGATGATGACCGAATTGGGGTTGTTAAGAAGTTTGATTTATTGCGAGATGAGATTCTTGCACCACGTGATGCATGGGAAAAGGCAGAAGAAGATCGTGTTGCTAAACATCAGCACAATATTAAAGAGATTCGTTTACATGCCACAGAAGGTTTTTTGGAGCTAACCACAGCCGAAATGCTTGCAGGTGCAATTGGTCTTGTTGAAGAAGTAATTATTGATTCTTCATTTGAAGAGTTCGAACAAGAAGCAAAAATTGCCAAGTTAGAGACTTTGGAAAAGCTGCGTAGTGCCATAGCTGCACGTGAAAAATATGAAGCTGAACAGGCAGAATTAGAGCGTTTACGTAAAGCTGAACAAGAATGTTTACAGCGCGAACATGAAGAGCGTATTGCGAAAGAAGCAGCTGATAAAGCGCGTATCGAAGCAGAAGCAAAAGCTTTAGCTGAAAAGCAACGTTTGGAACGTGAACAAAAAGAACAGGCTGAATTAGCTGAACGTCAACAACGTGAAGCTGCTGAACGTGAAGCACGCCTTCAAGCAGAAAAAGAAGCTGCATTGCTACGTGAAGAACAATTGAAACAACAAGCGATTGAACAAGCCAAACAGGCTGAGATTCAAAAGCAGCAAGCTATTGAAGCCGAACGTTTGCGCATGGAACAAGAACAGGCTGCAAAAGCAGAGGCAGAACGTCAAGCTGAATTAGCACGGCAAGCAAACCAAGCGCACAAAAAGAAAATCTGTAACGAAGCACTAAAAGGTTTATTGGCTTTGGGTGTTGATGAGGCTAAGGGCAAAGAGATTTTGCAAGCCATCAATAAGGGTTTGGTTCCACATGTATCAATCAAGTTTTGATGATTAGATGATGAATGCTCAAGTTTCAAATACGTTGGTTATTGAAGATCTAGTGGCTATTCAACATGAACTGAAAGCCCCTAAAGATAAATTCAACTCATTTGGTAAATACAATTACCGCTCTTGCGAGTCAATTCTTGAGGCCGTAAAGCCATTGTTGCACAAATACAACTGCACATTGGTCCTATCCGATCAGTCTAAAGAATTGTGTGGAATTCCCATTGTGACAGCTATTGCTAAATTTGTTGATAGCAAAGGCAAGGAAACGTTGGTCCAAGCAGAGGCTGGTGTTGAGGTAAATAAAAAAGGTATGGATGTAGCTCAAACTTTTGGTGCGTCAAGTTCATATGCTCGTAAATATGCATTAAATGGTTTGTTTTTAATTGACGATTCCAAAGATGCAGATTCTGACGAATATCAGAACCAACAGAATTCTCAGCAAAACCAATATCAAAACCAGTTGAAAAACGATTACCAAAAAGCCTTAAAAGACATAGAAAATGCTGAGAATTATTCAGTTCTCGTCCAGATTTGGAACAAATTTAAAGCTACGAATTACGCTGAACAGATTAAGAAATCTATTGGCGCTAAACGAGACAAAGAAGGATGGGCAGCATGAAAGAACTCACTTTAGGTTTATCAATCTTGTTGAATTTGGCGGTTGGGCTTTTATTAATTGTAGTGGCGGGAGTGTGGTGATGAATCATAATTTTATTGAGTATACAACTGGCGGTGCATTCAACCTTAATTTAAGCCGTCGACAAATTGAATCTTTTACATACTTCGCTTCTGTAGAGCAGTTTGTACATATCCCATCAAAGTCTACACAAGCTTTGATTGATAAAGGTTTGCTTGAGTCAGTACCTGCTGCTGAAGCACATGACCCACACTACCCTTGCTTGAAAGTTACTGCTGAAGGAAAGTTGGTTTGGGAATTGTTGAAAATGGCAGGACTGGTAAAAGAGTTGCCTAGATCAGTATTTATTCCTGCACCAGAAGTTGATTTCAAAGTTGAGTTACGGGAGAAGGCTGATGTTTGATATTGAAAAAGAACGTGAGGCTTTTAAGGCTTTATTTGAAGAAAAATTGGGCGCACATAGCTGTCAATTTGATCTTGATAGTGATGGTAATTATGAGGATCGTGAAACAGTCAGTGCATGGCATATGTATTTAGCTGGATTGAATAAAAATCTTGAAGGCTGCGTGGTGGTGCCAGAAACATTAAGCCTAGATTTAGCAAGGAAGCGTGCCGAATATATTTATCAGGGCGCAAAAAATTATCTTGCGCGTGAATACGCCAACCTATCGGCTATTGAAATGCAACTTTTTAAAGAAAGATGGATTGAATCAAAAGCTGTGAGTTTGCAAACAGACTATTTACTGACATTAGAATCAGCAAGGGGCGGAAAATGATTAAACAATTGATACCTACAGAGCCTCAGCAATGCCCTGTTCAAATGCCAGTTTCTTATTTTGGTGCGTCCTATCCTGATTCACAATGTATTGAAGGTTATTTATGGGATGAGGATAGCGGTGATGATGAAGGTTTCACAAGTGGTGGGGACATTCCTTGCCCATTTTGTAACCCAGCCGACCATGCGGACTACATGAAAGAACATGATGGAGATGAGTTTGTTTGTGAAGTTTGTGATACGAAACTAGATAAACTTCATTGGGCTGAAACAGAAAAGCCCTCTGTCAAATTATATGGCCACTGCCCAAAATGTAATTGCAACCAGTGGGCAGGATATAAAGAAGCAAAAGCGGATGCGGAGGGGTGAAAATGCAGATTGATCGTAGAGTTCGAGCAAAAGAGTTTATGCAGTTACTATCAATTAAGAAAGATGCATTTTACTCCAGAGTGAAAACTGGTGAAATTCAACAGCCAGTCCGGGTAAACAAAAAAGATGTTTTTTGGCATGAATCTTATGTGAAGCAGAAAGTTGAAGAACATAAGATTGAATCTGGTACACTAGCCTGCTCATAGCAGGCTTTATTTTTATTAAGTTGAGGTTGCTTTTCTAAAAACGGGTAACATAACGGGTACTTTATCTAAAAACTACATAATATTATATAACTAACAATAACTTATATTAATAATGTGCATTTGCTATTAAGATATTCACTAAAATTAATTCTCTATACAGTATCTGCTGGCATCTTCAGCTCTGCCTTGCATGAAAAGCTGAAATAACTCAAATAAGGCATGAAACCTAGGTAATCGTACCCCACTTGTCAAGTTTCATCACTGAAATTAGACTAAATTCAACCATCCATCCTCATCTGAACAACGTATCTTTCGATCTTCATTAAAATCAATGAGCAACATAAATCACAGTTAAAAATCATGGAAAGATGTCAACAATCACCTGACTACTCAGCAGTTTTCCCAATTGAATTATTCCTTGAATTATATATAGTTATGACTTCATAGTATTAGAAATTTATACAACCATGAGACATTTATCTAAATTTATCCGAGTTTTCGGGGTGAGTTTCACACTTTTAACAGCACCAGCTGTTTTTGCTGATGAAGCGGTTTCAGTCAAAGAAGCTGATGCATTAATTAAAGATGACATCGCCAATGCACAAGTACTTATCGAAATGTGCCCTAACTTGATCGGAAAGAATGCCAAGTTTGATCAAAATATCAAGAAAATGGTGGGTTCATATCTCAGCAATTATTCAGATAAAACGGCATCATTAGATAGCCTACAAAAAGATGGCGAATTCAAAACTTTGTTGAAAGATGCGCGTGAAGCAGCATCAGAAGTCGATAAAGCTGAACAAAAGTCTGTATGTGAAGAAGTTTTAAATTTCGAAGGCTAATCAAGCTTTGGAATAATCGTGTGGTTTTAAACCCAAATTGTTTGAAACCACTCTTCCATTATCTACAATGACTTTACTTTTATATATTATCCCTACCAAGCATCTGGTTCGCGGACCATATGAATAATATTGGCAGGACTGCTGATCCAACCACCTTTGAAGCCCTCCGGTAAAGGTTCAATAGCATCACAACGCACCACACCTGCCTGATTCAGGTATTGAGCTGCTTCGGGAAAATTATCTGTAAACAGTTCAAGCCAAAGCTCTGCTTGACTCATCCCCTCAACCACATCAATCCATAATTTAACTGGTCCAAACTCAAAACCAATCTCTGAACCTTTTTCTGTGATTTGCTTAAGACCAATCACATCACGATAGAATGCGACTGTAGCTTCGAATTGATGCGGTGGTAGTTTCAGTGCAATATCAACACCGCCTTTGAATTTTGTCTCCAT